CGAGGGCGGAGCGGATCAGTGGGAAGTTGTGGAGTTTCCGGCGATCTTCCCCGATACAGACAACGTGTTGTGGCCAGAATTTTGGAGCAGGGACGAGTTAGAAGGTGTTAGGGCAAGTATTCCTGTTAGTAAGTGGAATGCACAATACCTCCAAAATCCGACAGCCGAAGAAGGTGCAATCATTAAAAGGGAGTGGTGGAATGTTTGGGAATCTGATGATCCGCCGCCGTGTGAATACATTATTCAGAGCTATGACACGGCGTTTACAAAAAGCGAGAGAGCAGACTATAGCGCTATTACAACGTGGGGAATCTTTTATCCGGACGAGGGTGAAGAGCCTGCGATTATTCTCTTGGATGCGGAAAAAGGACGATGGGAATTCCCAGAGCTAAAAGATGCAGCTTTGAGGCTCTATAAAGATTACGACCCTGATATGGTTCTGATTGAGCAAAAGGCGTCTGGTACGCCTCTTACGCATGAGATGCGCCAGATGGGGATACCTGTGAGTGCGTTTACCCCCGGCAGGGGTGCTGACAAGTTCTCTCGTATGAATGCTTGTGCGCCTGTATTTGAGAGCGGCATGGTGTGGTCGCCAGAGTCCAGATGGGCAGAAGAGGTCATTGAGGAATGTGCGTCGTTTCCTAACGGCGAACACGATGACTTGGCCGATAGCATGACACAGGCTATACTTCGTTTTAGACAAGGCGGTTTTATTCGTACTCGTGCTGATTATGAGGACGAGGATATTCACGCATACCGAAGGCGTAAGGAGTATTATTGATATGAGCAAACGTGGTGATACAAGCACTTTTGACGCTCTCAAGCGTCAACGTATGGATGAATTGGATCGTCTTATTAAGATGCCGGGAATGCCGCCAGCGGATGTGAAAAATCTTCGCAAGCAACAAAGGTTTGTCAAGGGTGTGAAAGATATGCGTACTCTTAGGCGAGGTCGTCCAATGAAAGAAGGCGGCGCTGTACCACCTGAGTACAAGGGTTTCTCCAAGCTGCCTGAAGAAGTTCAGATAAAGATGAACCCGCAAGCTGCCAAGAAGTACAAGAACGGCGGCGCTGTCATGTCTAAGCGTGGCGGTTCATTCAAAGGAGTAAAGTGATGGCTGACAAAGTGAAAATGACACTACCAACGCCGAAACCTGATTTCATCCCCGGCAAGCCGGGAAAGGCAACTCGCAAAGAGCCAACCGCCAACAAGCTTATAGAAGAAGCTATAGCGAGGATGAAAAAATCAGAGCGCTTGTCTGACGCAGATCGTGCAGCGCTTGGCAAGATGATAAATCCAGAAAAGCCGCCTGTTCCCAGAAGCAGCATTACTGGCAAAATGAAGCCAGAAGCAAAGAGAAACTTTAAAAAAGGTGGTGCGGTCAAAATGAAAAAAGGCGGTGCTGTTTGTCGTGGCGCGGGTGGCGTTGATGGCGGCAATCGTGGCGCACAGTTCCGTGGTGTGAGGTAACTATATGTTGTATAAGGGCAAAGAGGCTGGCGTCTGGCTTTGTGTCTCTTGCCCTTCGACGGCACGGCTGCTTGACCCACACCAAGTAGCGCCGATGTCAGCCTCACCTATAGGAGTGAATAATGGCTATTGAAAGAGGGATTGGCGCTGGTGGAGATCAGTTGCTTGCTAATGGAGCGATGCCAGAGCAAGTTGACGTTCCTCCGATGCTTCCTGAGAACCCAGATATTCAACAGATGCAAGATGGCTCTGTTTTGGTTGGGGAGATCGAAGAGCAGATTGAGGTAGCGCAAGTTCCTTTCGACGCCAACTTGGCAGATTATATCGACAACTCTGAACTTATGCGTGTCTCTAGTGATCTAGTTAGTGACATTGAAGAAGATTTGTCGTCACGAAAAGATTGGGAAGATACTTACAAGCGTGGCATTGATCTTCTGGGCATGGAGTATGACGAGCGAAGTGAGCCGTTTGAAGGCTCAACTGGTGTTGTGCATCCTCTGCTTTCAGAGTCTGTAACGCAGTTCCAAGCACAAGCTTATCGTGAAATGTTGCCGTCAGGTGGGCCTGTGCGGTGTCAGATTGTTGGTGTAGAAACGCCAGATGTTGCTCAACAGGCTGAACGTGTAAAAGATTACATGAATTACATGCTCACCTACGAGATGGAAGAGTATGATCCCGAAACAGATCAGATGCTGTTTTACCTGCCGATTGTGGGTTCTACTTTCAAGAAAGTTTACTTTGACCCGCTTCTTCAGCGTGGTGTGAGCAAGTTTGTTCACGCTGAAGACCTTATTGTTCCTTATGGCGCAACTGATCTACTCACATCTCCGCGCATCACGCATGTTATTCGCATGGATAGTAACGAAATCCGCAAGATGCAGATTGCTGGATTTTATCGTGATGTTGATTTGCCAGATGGTGGAAACCAGAACAATTATTCTGAAGTTCAAGAATCCATTGATGAGGCGCAGGGTGTACAGATAGCTGGCCCTTCTCAGGAGATGACGTTGTATGAGGTTCATACATCTCTTGATCTTGATGGTTTCGAGGACATGGACGCATTTGGTGAGGCAAGCGGTCTGAAGTTGCCTTACATTGTGACCATTCTTGAGGCCACTGGCGATGTTTTAGCTATTCGCAGAAACTATGATCAGAACGATGCGTTAGTGCGTCGTCAGCAATACTTTGTTCATTACAAGTTTTTGCCCGGACTTGGTTTCTACGGCTTTGGATTGACTCACATGATTGGGGGGCTGTCTCAAGCTTCTACGAGCATTCTGCGACAGCTTATCGACGCTGGTACGCTATCCAATCTACCCGCTGGTTTTAAGGCGCGTGGTGCGCGTATTAGGGACGAAGATGAGCCACTTCAGCCCGGTGAATTCCGTGATATTGACGCCGCTGGCATGGATATTCGTCAATCCATTATGACTTTGCCGTTCAAAGAGCCGTCAGGGACGCTTTACAACCTTCTTGGCACTCTCGTTGACTCTGGACGCCGTTTTGCGTCTATGGCTGACATGAAAATCAGCGAAATGGGTGGTGAAACACCTGTTGGCACGACAATGGCCATCATGGAGCGTGGCACAAAGGTAATGAGCGCCATTCATAAGCGTCTTCATTACTCTCAGAAGATAGAATTTAAGCTTTTGGCCAATGTTTTTGCCAAATTTAGCGCTCCTGTGTACCCATATGCGGTTCCCGGCGCTCCTCCAGAGATCATGCAAAGCGATTTTGACGCTAGAATTGATGTTTTGCCGGTTTCTGACCCGAATATCTTCTCTATGTCGCAAAGAATTGCTTTGGCGCAGACACAATTGCAGCTTGTGCAGTCCAATCCAGAGATTCACGGTGGGCCGCAGGGCTTATATCAAGCATATTACAAAATGTATGAGGCTCTTGGGGTTACAAACATTGATTCCATACTGCCAAAACCGCCTCAACCACAACCAATGAACCCTGCTCGTGAAAATCAGGAGGCGTTGCGTAATCAAAGGTTGCAAGCCTTCCCGCAGCAGAACCATGCCGCTCATATTGAGGCTCATTTAGCCATGTTGGCGACTCCTATCGCACAAGCTAATGCAAATATTGTTATGACGCTTCAGGGCCACATTTCAGAGCATATTGGAATGATGGCTGAAGTGCAGGCACAGCAAGAAATTATGGCAACTATGCCTCCTGAAGCACAAATGATGTTGCAGCAGGATCCGATGATGATGCAGCAAATTCAGGCACAAATTGACGATCTTGCAGCAGTCAAGATTGGCGAGTTGACTGAACAGTATGCACAAGCAGTAGCTCCTGCTGATAACACTGACCCATTGGTAGCGATCAGGCAGCAGGAGTTAGCTCTACGAGGGGCTGAGATTCAGGAAAAATCTCGCCAGTTCGAAGAAAAGCAAGATATGGATCGTGAGAAAGAGCGTAATGACGTTCTTCTCGCACAACAGCGCCTTGATTTGCAGGAAGAGGCAAATGAAGAGCGCATTAGGGTGGCTGAAGATCGTGTGCAAGCGCAACGTGATATTGCAGCCGCGAATATTAGAAATAGGAGGCAGTAATGTCAGCTAGTTCAATTAGACGCCAAGTCGCTGAAGTCGAAAAAGCTAAAAAAGTGGAGCGTCGTCATGCCCTTGAAGCAAGGCAAAAGCCAGAAGACGATCAGCAGCAACATCAGCAAGCTGAGATCGGAGGGGTATCCGCAGAGACAGGCGGTAGCGATAGCTCTGTCGCAAGCGAGTCCGTCAAAAAAGAACCAACGAAAAAAGCCGCAGCCAAAAAGAAGCCAGCGGCGAAAAAAGCCAGTAAGAAAAGCTAATGGCTGACAAGAATGATGACGATTATCGCCGCCCCGGTAGAGACAACCCCATCTACCAGATGGCTACAGGGCTTTCTGATCTGCAACTTAGTATTCTGAAAGAACTGTATGATCGTCCTCAGTCTATGAAGGGGAAGCCTTTTTACAAAAGAGATGCAGATGGCCAATATTATTTTGGCTTTTCCAAGGGCGGTGGTGTTTGCCGTGGACAAGGGCGCGTAAGGAAACAAAGAAAGTTTCGTGTGACTTAGGAGGCAAAAATGGCACCTAAAAAGTTTGAAGAGGGAACAACTTACGCGCAGTATGACCTCGACGGTGATGGAGAGATAACTGATGCTGAACTTGCTCACGCCAAGGAAATACGACAGGCAGAGCATGAAATGCGTAAGCTTCGCGCTCAACGTCGTATGGCAACTGCTAGTCTTGCCGCTATGGCGGCGTTTACTACGGCCATGTTTTTTGTGGACATAGAAAGAGTGAATGCTCTTTCAGATATTAGCAATCTTTTCTATATTAGTGGCGCAGGCATTGTGGGTGCCTACATGGGAGCATCTGCTCTCATGGGTAAAAAGGGTTAGGAGGGCATTATGTTACAAGCACTGATTGGTCCTGTGAGCGGGTTGGTTAGCTCATGGATGGACAAAAAGACAGAAGAGCAGCGCGGCAAGTCTGCCGTTGCCAAGGCCAAGGCCGAAGCGGAAGCTGCTGTTATGGTTTCTGCGGCGACATCGACTGCCGACTGGGAAAAGTTGATGGCTAAAGGTAGCCAAAATTCGTGGAAAGACGAGTGGTTAACAATTTTGTTCAGCATCCCCTTAATTTTAGCCTTCTGTGGTGATTGGGGCAGGGAGATTGTGGCGCAAGGCTTTGCTGCCTTGGAGGCTATGCCAGATTACTATCAATATACTTTGGGCGTGATTGTAAGCGCCAGTTTTGCTGTGAGGTCAGCGACAAAGTTTTTTGGTAAAAAATAATGGACGCTCTGAATCTTGCAGAGTATCTGCTAAAGGACATACGTCAGCAAAAAGCGGACATGACGCAAAGGCTGGCGGATGGTGCGGTAGAAACCATTCAGGACTACCGGTTCATAGTGGGTCAAGTACGCGGACTGACTCAATGTGAGGATCTTATTAGAGCCGCGATGAAAGGTGTGGAACTAGAAGATGGCTAAAAAGCTATTTGTACCGGAGAGAATGACAAAATCTCCTGAAGCTCCAAAGACAGATATCCCCCCAGCGATTAATCAAGCCTTCCAAGATGATGAGGCCGATAACAAGAATAATGAAGACCCATCAAAGATGGAGGCTTCTGCTCTTGACCGGTTGCCTCAACCTGTTGGATATCGCTTGCTTGTAATTCCTTATTACATGAAAGCTAAGACCGCTGGAGGTATTATCATCCCAGATAAGGTGCGGGAGCGCGAAAGTTTCGCAACTGTTGCAGCTTACGTCGTAAAGGTCGGCCCAGACGCATACAAAGATGCCCAAAAATTCCCAACAGGGGCATGGTGTGGTGAAAAATCTTGGGTTCTTATGGGTAGATATGCAGGAAATAGATTTAAAGTGGATGGTTTAGAGGTTCGCCTCATAAATGACGATAACATTATCGCTACTATCCTTGACCCTGCCGATATTTCGTATGTATAGTGTGGAGCATGGCAATGAACGAAGAAAACCAACAAGCTGAAGAGCAAACTGTTTCTGTAGAATTTGAAGAGCAAGGCGGCGAAGTAAAAGTCGAAGCTCAAGATTCAGAAGAAACAGGAACAATTGTTCGTAATTCTGAAGATCAGGATTCAGAGCTAG